TTCCACATTATTTCTTTTTCCATAAGTTGGAACAAATCATCTGTAATACACGTAAAATATTTGCCATCAGTTCTGTACTCATAGACATAATCTGCCCTGGTATTGGTATCCAATGCTTTTATGATATCTGCCATTGTTACATTGTAGAAATTCATCATGCGCCAGTCTGTCCATTGTGGGGGTAGAGCAGTGCTTTGCCGTTTGTTCATCCTCCATTCAATCATTCTATTTGCCTTTTATGATAATTATACAGGAATGGTAAATTAAAGTCAACTTTTTCGATAGCCAAAAAAAAGCACTCCGAAAAGTGCTTTTTAGTTCTTTGCTTTTACCTAAGTAAAATCTTTGTTTATAACTTACTGGAAAGACAAGTTAGATACTGAGATTTCGCCTAAATAGTCGCCTGCATTACCAAATGATGAAGCAGTATTTGTAAGCTCAATATAACCATAACGGGTCATAAAGCTAACTACTGGCTCAAAAGTACTTGGGTCAAGAACAACACCAGAACTCATTAAAGGAATATAAGGACAGTAGAACGCTGGAGCGTCTGCTTCACTTGAACCTTTATAACCAACTAATACTGGAGTATTGTCGTTAGCATAAGAGTCAACATAAACTTTCATTGCTGAGTTTAATGTTCCAACAAACTTAGTGTTGGTAGGAGCTTCAAATGTTCCTTCTGTGCTACGAGCAAAAGCTGAAGTAGTAGCAGATTGTAGAACAGTAAGTGCAGTAGGACTAACTACAGCCCAGTTACCTGCGCCACGACGTGTGCGTTGAGCGATTTGGTTAGCAGTTCTGTTGATTAGAACAGAAAGTGCCGCGTGCTCGTCACCAACGAAAGTAGCTGTACCAGATACTGCTGATTGATCGTAGTTAAATTCAGTGCTTGCTAAAGAGCGAAGAGAAAGTAAAACTTCCTGATCAATTTCAGCTGTTATTTCTTGTGCTAATGCCGCCATAATTTCAGCTTCAACATCAATACCATGCATTGACTGTGCGTCTTGAGCCGCTTCAAAAGTCCAGCGAGCTTGTAACTTACGAGTCTTTGCTTCAACTGCTTGCTTTAAGATTTGAACGGAAATATTACGACCGCCTTCACCTTCAAGAGTTGAAGTAGGTGCGCCATGGTAATCCGCTTGAGTTGCGCCTACGCCAGCAGAATATGCTTGAGCAATTTTGAATGGGCTAAGAGCTTCTTCACCAGCTGTTGTGCTTGTTTGTGGAACGCCAACTGAGTTATCAGTCATTGTTGTTCCATAACGAACACGTAATGTATGAATTTGTGAAACTGGACCAGACATTGGCTGAACACCAACTAAATCGTTAGCAATAACGGTTGGCATAACACGACGGATTACTGGAAGAATAACTCTGTTAAGAGTAGCAACATTACCAGCGGCAGTTGCGCCACCTGTTGCAGATTCTGCTAAGTATCCACGTGTGTTTTCTAAAATAACGCTCATAGTTGAACGCTTTGTACCTTGTAAACCTTCTAGTAGGGCTTCTTTCGTTTCGCCCCAACGGCTTTCTAAGAGTGCTTGTGACATTTGTAATATCTCCTTTAATTACTTAGATTATTTAAGCCCTGCCAGTTTCTTGATGTCTACAATATTATTATTATACTCATCGGCTGTTGGCTTGGCAGTCTTATTACCTGATACTGACTTTTTAGATTCAGTTAACTTTTGCTTGCGCTTAGAGCTAACCTTCTTATTGTTCAATACCGCTGGTAAATACTTTTCAAAAGTGCCTTGTAGACGTGAAGTCTGGACATTTTCTAATAAGTTTTGCATGATTGTTGCTTTATCTCCATTCAAAGGGCCTAATAGTTCGTCTAATAATTCGGTGCGACTATTGTTTTCTTTAATTTGGCGAATTTGTTTTTCTTTACTTTCAGTTAGAGTTGTAAGTTTAGCAGTTTTCACGGCGGACTCAGTTAACTCTTTTTCTTTCAAGTTAAGATCTTTCTTTAATCCACGGATAACAGCATTTTCATTTAAATGTGTAGTTGTGAATTCAGAAGAGAATGCTTCAAAAATTCGACGACCAAAATTGTTCTCACGAGCAGATTTGATGTCTTCATTAAGTGAAGTTAATTCACTCTTTAACTTAGATGAAACGTGTGCTTGAACACGCTTAGAACTTTCAGCAATAAAATTAGCTTTTAACTTTTGAAGTTTAGCATTTGCTTCCGCAACTAACTTAACTTTTGTTTCAACTAACTCACGCTTGTCATCAGCAAACTCTGTGATTTCTGAAGCTAATTTCTTAACTACGAATTTCTCAACTTTGCCTAAACCTTCCATTTGTACTTTGCGATCTTTGCGTAGTTCTTTTATTTCTTCGGCCAATTTAATGGTCATGAAATTGTTAAACTTGGCTACATTCTCTGCCATTTGCTTTTGAAATTTAACACGATCAGAAGCAATGTCTGCCTTCTCTTCTTTAAATTCCTTGATTTCCGTTTCTAAACCGCTTGTTACCATCTTGTCAAGAGCTTCAACCATTACAGTCTTATCGTGATCATACTTTTCAGCAAATTCTTCACGAAGTTCTGTTCTGATTGTTTCTTTTGCTTCTAAGAGAGTCTTATCCCACTGTTCCTGAATTTCAACACGAGCTTCCTCATTGAACAATTCATTCTCTAGTAAAGGTTTTAATGCATCTAGCATATACTTTCTCCTTTGCTTATTAACTTGTAATTTCTTACAAGTATTCACCCATTAAGAGTAAATTCATTGCTAACCCTAACAGTTAGCTATTGCTCACTAATGTAAACAATTATATTCTTATATAAGTTATTGTAACTTTAACTGTTTTATCAGTTTCATTACTTCTTCTTTAAGATAACGCTTTGCCATTTTATCACCGTATCCAGAATCTCTTGCTACTTCTATGGCCTTGTGACCATAATCTGTATTCATTATTCCTTCATACACTGCTGTTGGATATGCTCCGGGTGCACTTGGTTGAGCCACTACGTCAACTGTAATGATTTCAAAATCACTAACCTTGCCCATAGGATCTACATTGCCAGAACCTCTACTTGAGACGCCTAACTTAACACCAGCACCTAACATTGATGACACTACCTCCCCCATTGGGGTGGGTAGCAATTTTAATTTACCATATCCATCAGCACCATCCATCCACATTTCTGTAATCATGTGTGATACTCTATCAAGGTTGATCTTTAAGTCATCTGGATGATCAATTTCACCCAATACCGAATAACCACCGCTAATTTGCTCATTTAATGTTTTGACTGCATTTGAAATTTCACGAACAGGATAAACCCGTTCATTGGCATTTTTGATATCTCCTTGAACAAAAATGCCTTTCATATGCATGTTTTTGCCGTCTTTGGATCCTTCCAAGACGATATTTGCCGCATCAAATGATAAATTTTCTCTTAAATATGACATATTATTTTTCCTTATGCCTTAGCTAAAGGACTCTTAGTATTATCTGCTTTTGACTCTTTTGACGCCGCTTTATCACCTACCTTTTTCATATTTGGTTGAGTCGTATAACCTTCATCTTTTACAGAAGGTGCTGTTGATCCGTTTTCTTCGCCTGAAGATTGTTGTGGTTTTGCTGACATTCCACGTTTACCACTGTTAGCGGCTACTGGGGATTTTTTGTTGTCTGCATCTTCAGAAGAATTTGAAACGCCTTTGGTAACTTTTGTTAAAGAAACATCTTCATAGATGCCTTCACCGATACCGTCATCCATTTCTGGCTCCATTTCTGGTTCCATACCTGGCTCCATTTCTGGTTCCATACCTGGCTCCATGCCTTCTTCATCACCAATGATTGAATCAAATTCTGCCATCAGTTCGTCTAATTTATCTTCTAAATCAACTACGCGGTCTTCTAAATCTTCTTCAGCTTCATCACCAAATGCGCCTGCTGTAGGGGCATCTAATTCGCCATCACCGAAACCAACTTCTTCGCCTTCTGGCTCCATTGCTGTCATTTCGTCATCCATGTCATCTTCTTGGATATGATCTGCTTTAACGTCGTCGATTAAATCACCAACTTGATCGTCATCCATATCGTCATCCATCAAGCCTTCATAAATGTTACGGCTTTTCTCGACTACAATCTCGTGAAATAAGTCCGATGCTTTTTTGTCATCTTCGTTAATCACGTACTCAATTAATTTTTCAAATTTATTCATTGTTATAGATCTCCTAATTAAATAATTTGTGTGTGTTTATATGTATATGTTATTATTTACAAAGAAAATGTAAAAAGGTTGTTCTTAGCGGGTAAAAAGGGTAAGAAAGGTAATTTGTGGTACTTTCTTACTCAATTAAAAGTCGTCGGTCTCTTCTGGTGTGCCATACTGTTGGCGAATCGTTACTTGTTTTTGTTCCTGTTCAAAATTACGAACATCGTGTAACTTACGCAATTTATTAATCTGCATAAGAGTCAATCGTGTTTTCCTAGGCTCAACCATGGCATTAACTGAAGCATCATCTTCTAAATCTTGATATCCTGGTATAGCTTTGTCAAACATTTCATGTAATTTCATATTATTATTTATGCCTTTACTATCAAACGTAAGTTATTCAGTCCAATTAAGTAAATTAAAATCCGAATAAGTAGTTGCTGAGTTGATCTCGTCGAAATATTTTTGTTTCTTTCCTAATTTTGCCGCAATATTAGACTTATATAAAGCTAAATGTGCTATAATTTTGTTAATAAGAACAACTCTGTCCATTTCCCTTGCGCTTGCTATAGCATCAATAAACGGTGTTGATACATCATTATCGGCTTGATAATTCATAGCTTCTTTTTCTTGAATATAGAATGTATCAATTTCATCTTTTACATACTGTGATGTTAGTTCAAATACACTCTTAGTAAAACTATAATTAATTTCTGTTCTTCTTATTATTCTAATAATATCCAAAAAACCGCTGTCAGTTTGTTCATCAATTACTGTTGCTGATTCTCTTGCTATCCACTCATTTTCCTTTGTTGCGTTTCCATCAACAGTGAAGAAGCCACCGCCAAAATAATCAAAAGTTAACAGGTCTACTGTTCGATCGCTTTCTAATATTAATGGGTTTGTTACTTTTACGTATTTCATTTTATTTTCCTTTTTAATGAGCAGTTACGGTATATGTTGAACCATAAAGTCTTATGTCATTCATGCTGTCGTAAGCCCCATAAACACCACTTAGTTGAGCTTCACATACTAAATAAAATGGTGAATTTAGTATGTTTGTGTCTGGTGGAGTTATGGTGTTTGGATTCATACCAAACCAATCTATATTAGGATTACTTGGGTGTGGTGTATCCATAAACCCTACTAACCCGTTAGTAGTAGCTATTGCATTTACTGTGAAACCTGGAACAGATGCATTAGTTGGGCCAATGCCACCAAGGTAACCATATGACAAAAAGTCACTACTAAACGTATGAAATAACAATGATGATGTTGGCCCAGATACTGGTATTGCATAGTATCGGATTCGTACAATAGTGGGGCCGTTACCCCAATAATCATAATCACTAAATAAAGCCTTGAATGAATATTCATTTAATGTTATACCTTGTCCCATTGGATCAATGTAACGTGCAAATATTTCCCGCGGACCATTATCACTACCAGCGGAGTGACCACCAGTAGTATTGTGATCCCACGGTAGTTGTGTATATGTGCTTTCTGAGTTATCAAATAACGGTAATACTTTGGCTTGATTTGGAGTAAGCGTTGGGTCAGTCGCATCATTGTTAACTGTATTTGCGTATAACGTATAATTGGCTGGCTCTGTTCCATTTAATGGTGGTATAGTCCCACCAAATTCTATCCAATCTGGAATGTCCTGTGTGCAATAAAAATCAGACATTTTTATTTCACCAACTGGTATGCCAGCTAATAACCGAGAGTTAGCATGGCCTAAACCAATATCATCTGGGTCGCTAATTTCGTCTCTTACATCATCTAATGAGATGGTGCCACTGCATTGTAATGCCATATTATTCTATTATCCTTATATATTATGCTGGGCTAAACGCAAATGATACCATGTGGGCGGTTGCGTTTGATATGGAATCACTTGCCCCATACGTGCCAGTCATTAAGGCCCTAACCTGAAAATAATGTGGCGTCGAGAATGTAAACGGTGCTACATGATATAGTCTTACTGCGTTCCATGTGTTCGAGGAACCTTGAGTAGCCGAGTGTACCGTAGAGCTTACCCACGATAGATTTCCATCAGTCCATCCAATAGCAGGTGTAGAAGAGTTAACAGGACCAGGTCCCCATTGCCTTATGTAATTTACCGTCGTCCATCCTGATGTTGCTGAAAGTGAAGACACGGGTGAAGATGCCGCCTTGGCATATATGTAATATATAACAGCTGGGCCAGAATTACCCCAATAGTCAGCTTTATAATGTCTCATTCTTGATGCAATGTGAGATAGTGAAATGTTCTGTCCCATGGGATCAACATATCTTGCAAAATATTCACTTGAATTATCAGGTGTTGGTGTATTAAAACCAAGTGCTGTGCCTGTTCCGGTATTATTATCAAATAAATTCTGACATTTTCCCGGATTAGATGTCATTGTAGTATTACCGATGCCAGCATACAACGCATGATTAGTAGGTGGGCTTGCTCCGATAGCAGGCAGTGGATTATTGGTTCCACCGGTTGTTATCCAAGCCGGAATATTTGATGCGCCATAAAAATCTTGTAAATCAATACGACCACTGGATATGCCCACTAAACCTCGGGCATTTGAATCACCCAGGCCTAATTGGTTTGTATCACCTAATTCAGTTCTTAAATCATTTATTGATATTTGCCCGCTTGTTTGTAGAGCCATATTATTTTCCAGTAATATTGTTAATCTGAACTTGTAAATCATCAATCAAGTTTTTAAGATCTTTGTTGATTTCTATTTGATCTTGTAACGCCGATACTAATACCGGGGTAACTTTAGCATAGTCCAGAGTTAAATAATTTTCACCTGATATAGACTCACCGTTATCATCACTATCAAAAGGCGCTGGATGAGTTACCTCTGGGAAATCTTTTTGGATTTCTTGAGCAAGTAAACCAATCTCTTTTATGTCTTTATCATAAGCACCGTTAGATGCTTCTACTGCAACATCATTGGCATTGTAATGAACTGCTTGCCATTTTGATATTTTATCTAACGCACCAGTGATAGGAGTGATGTTTTCTTTTAGACGTTCATCTGAATAATACGCAACTACGTTACCATCAGCTCTGAACTCTCCGTTATCATGGAACTCAAATCTACGTGTCTCACCATCGTCAGTAAAATAAAGAGCACCATTAGACCCACCTGACAATTCCATACGCCAATCAAAGTTATCTGAATCAGCGGCATAATGAAAATCAAGATACCTGCCTATTTCCATAACACCATTAGATTGTATTTTTGGAACTACGTTGAACTGTCCAGATGTTGAGCTATGTAAATTAAGTCCATCAAGTAAATTTGAATCATTTACCTTACCGATAAACGTCCTAACTAATGAAGCAGGAGCTTTTCTGATATATCCATCAGAACCAACTTCAGCAAACAAGTGTGTTAAAGCACTACCAGTAGCACCTGCGGATGTATTAAAATAATTAGCTCGTATATAACCAGAACTTGTTCGTTTAACAATAGTATTATTACCAGCAACATCAGACTGTGTATAGCCATCAAGTAAATCTGCGTTTAATCCAGAACCAGGACCATCAACTGTTTTAATTAAGGTAAGTATTTGTGCCGCTGTTTGATCTGCTGTAGCACCAGTTTCTATACCACTTAATTTAGTAAAACCAGAACTTGATAATTTACCATCAAGTGAGCCAGTTGCTAATGGAACTGTACCATTTGCTAACGCAACCCAAGAACTACCATTATGTCTATAAACGGTATCTTCAGCATTTACACTTGCAGTCCAACCTTCAACAGCCGTAGGGTATGTTGTTGCTAAGTCTGAGAAGTTAGTAACTGCTTCTTTCCAATCAATTCCTGAAAGAATCGCGCTATGCATTGAATCAACTTCAGCAGACGTGTATGTACTTGCCTTTGTGGCAAACAACGTATCTGTTTGAGTATTTGTGTATGTACTTGCCTTTGTGGCAAACAACGTATCTGTTTGAGTATTTGTGTAAGTTGCGCTTTGTAGAGCAAACGTACTATCAACATCATTTTTTGTATATGTATCACTCTGTACAGCGAAACCGTTATCAACTTCAAGTTTAGTGTA